ACGACCGCCGAATGTCGGTGATGTGGCCCCTTGAGACGTTGCCGCCGGAGCGCCAAAAGGCGATCAGTCGAGAGTTGGCAAACGGTGGGGTCGCTGCCTTATATGGCTGGCTCCTTGATGTCGACTTGGGTGAGTTCAACCAGCGCACGCGTCCGCCCAAGACTGAGGCCCGCCAGCGCCTGGTCGAGCTGAGCCGTACTGCCTGGCAGACCTTTTTCTATCTCTGGCGCGCCGGCGAGCTGGGGCACGGCCTTTGGGGCTGCGCGCTGACAAGTGATGTCTACGCCATGTTTGCCGAATGGTGCTCGCATAACCGGGAGAGCGTGATGAGCCAGACGAAGTTCTCGCTGATGCTCAGCGCGAAGGTGGAGAAGACCCGGGCGATTCCCTGGACCGATGGCAACAATCGGCGATTTGCCGCGTTTTTCTTCCCTGACGATGGTGATCCTTCCCTGCCCCCATCCATGAAGTCGGCCGAGCTGGGCAAGAACGTCGTCGAGTGGCGTGCCAGGGCGAAGCTGGCTGGCTGGAACGTTGATGGCTGGGACCACGTGAAGAGGGTGCTTGCAGCATGACTACCTCTATTAGTGTGTTGGGTGTGTTGGGTTTGTGTCGGGTTGGGTTGGGCTACCCAACACAGTCAAATAGCCCGGATTCATTGGCTTGCACGGATGGTGTGTTGGGTGTGTTGGGTTTGTCCACGCACGCGCGCGTGCGCGTGATTTTTTGCAGCACCACCAACGAAAGAAAAAATCTCTATGCGAGAACAAATAAGCCCAACAAACCCAACACACTCAACACACATTTATTTAATTGCTTGAATTCATTGGGTTTTATCTGTGTTGGGTATGTGTCGGGTTGTAGAAATGTGTGTTGGGTGTTGATTTTGGGGGTAGGGCGATGATGGATCAGGAATTGCGACTCCTTTTGCGGGTCACGCAGCACCGGGTTGATATGGCAGAGCTTATTGATCCTGCCGAGCGTCTGCGGTTGGTTGGCGAGTTGATGCGCCACTGGGGCGAGCAGCGCCGCCTGGTTGGGTTGAAAGCGAGCCTTGGCAGTCAGATGGGGACCATCATGGAGTGGAAGGGGGCCGCGCCTCGCGGTGGCGTGTCGGGGCATCGCATTCTGATTGCCGGGGCTGGCCTGGATCACTCGGCGGCGGAAGTTGATGCTGCTGTGGCCCAGTTAAGGCGGCGCGACAAGCGAGGGGAAACATTGGCCAAACTGGCCGAGATGCGGTATTTCCTCGGCTTCACAATTCGGGAGCAGATGAGGGCGGTTGGGTTGGCGGAAGATGCTGACCGCACCTACCGCAACTGGGTCAAAGCCATGCATCTGCAGGTGCTGGCGATCCTGGCGGCGCGATCTGGCCGTGTACGACAAGATACCGTTCGTCGGGTTGGTATGCGCCGAGCGTGCGTCAAGGATGCGCCGAAGTAGCGCCGACGCGGAGAACCGAAAACTGCCCCTTTTCGGTTTTTCCGCTGGCATGTAAAAAGTCCCCACGATATGAAAAGTGCGCTTAGGCGCTTCCCCCACAAGCACTGTGCTGTGCAACCCGCCCCGCTCTGTCGGTGCATCGAGAACCCTGCCATCTGGCGGGGTTTTCTTTTTCCGGCGCCGTGCTTTTGCCAATGAGGCCTGCATGAACAGCGAGCAACAAGCATTAGTCGAGATGCCAATCTGGATGGTGATCATTCTGTCCCTGGTTGGCGGTGTGTCGGGTGAGATGTGGAGGGCTGACAAAGCGGGCGTCCGAGGTTGGGCGCTGGTCCGTCGCATCGTATTGCGCTCGGGCGCCTGCATTGTCTGCGGCCTCTCCACCATCATGCTGCTGTACTCGATGGGCGCATCGCTCTGGGCGGCTGCAGCATTCGGGTGTCTTACCGCGATGGCAGGTGCCGATGTCGCTATCAGCCTGTACGAACGTTGGGCAGCGAAGCGGCTGGGTGTGTGCGAAGTACCGCCGGTGAGTCGTGAAGGGTAACGAACGGCGGGGCAGCAGCGCATCGCGTGGCTATGGTCACCGCTGGCGGTTGGCTCGAGAGGTGTTTCTCGGGGCCAACCCGTTCTGCTCAATGTGTTCGACGGCCTACCGTCCGGTGGCTGCCACGGTGGTAGACCACAAGGTCGCGCCCCGTCTGCAGGAAGCTAAGGAATTCGGTGACCCCGAAAAGATCAAGGCAGCGTGGAAGCTGTTCTGGGATCAAGGCAACTGGCAGCCACTGTGCAAGCTGTGCCATGACTCGGTGAAGCAGAGGCTGGAGCGCAGCGGCCGGGTGGCTGGCTGCAGCCCGTCGGGCATGCCGCTCGACCCCAACCACCACTGGAACCGTCGTTGATCCGAGCCCCGCCCGCCCTGGTCTGCCGGGTAGGGGGGGTAAAAAACTTTTTGCTCGCCCTCTCATTGACCGCATGCCCACCTCCGTGTGCAAAACCGGGAAAAATGGAGGAGGGGGGGTATCAGATTCTGGAGGTTTCCATGGCCGGAAACGGTAACTCCGGGCGGCCTGGGCTGCCCGCATCGGTGCATCTGCTCAACGGCAACCGCAGCAAGCTTTCGCCTGCGCAGCTGATGAACGAAATCAAAGACCCTGCGGTGCCGGTCGGCGTGCCGCCTATGCCGGACTTCCTCACGGGCGACGCGGCCGCCGAGTGGACACGCATCACTGAGGCGCTACTTGCACTGGGTTGGGTGTCACGCCTCGACCAGTTGGCGCTTGCAACGTACTGCCAGGCCTACGGCGATTGGCTTCGCTTCCAGCGTTTGATCGCTGAGCGCAATGCCCAGTCGTTAGACGGCCTGGGCGGTGAGGTGCAGACCTTCAAGACCGGCGCGCAGCAGACCCACGTGCTGCGCCAGTTGGCCAACGACGCTGAGAAGCGTGCCAACGCGGCCGGTGCTCAGTTCGGGTTATCTCCCCTGGCGCGCCGGAACATGAGAGCCGCACCGGCGGCACAAGGAGATTTGTTCCCGAATGCAGAACGAGACGCTGCCTCAAAGTATTTCAGCTGACTGCCGGGTAAAGGCGTTTGCGGACCAGGTGCTGGCTGGTTCAATCGTCGCCGGGCCGGATGTTCGCAACGCTGCGCGGCGCCATCTGTTGGACCTGGACGGCGGGCATGAGCGCGGGTTGATCTGGAATGCCGAAGCTGCCTTACGCGCCATAGGTTTTTTCGAAGACGTGCTTCGATTGAACGGTGGCGACTTTGAGGGGCTGCCCTTTCGCCTCGCACCGTGGCAAGCGTTCATCGTCGGCAGCCTGTTTGGCTGGTACACCGATGATGGCTACCGCCGGTTTCGCCAGGCGTACATCGAAACCGGCAAGGGCTCGGGCAAGTCGCCGCTGGTTGGCGGGATCGGCCTTTATGGCTTGGTTGCTGATGGCGAGCAACGAGCGGAGGTGTATGCAGCGGCCACGAAAAAGGACCAGGCGCAGATCCTGTTCCGCGATGCGGTAGCGATGGTCAACATGGCGCCGCATCTTGCCGGGCGTCTTGTCCAGTCCGGGCGTGATGAGAAGGTCTGGAACCTTTTCTATCCCGCGACCAACAGTTTTTTCCGCCCGATCAGCTCCGACGACGGCCAGTCCGGCCCCCGGCCCCATGTGGCGTTGATCGATGAGCTGCATGAGCACAAGACCGCCAGTGCCGTGAACATGATGCGAGCGGGTACCAAGTTCCGGCGCCGGGCATTGATCGTGATGATCACCAACAGCGGTTCCGATAAGGGCTCAGTATGTGGCCAGTATCACGACCTCGGCGTGCGAATCTGTGAAGGAAAAGAGCATAACGACGCGTTCTTTGCCTTCATCTGCTCCCTCGATAAGGGGGACGACCCTTTCAAGGACGAAGCGTGCTGGCCGAAGGTGAACCCGTCGCTGGACTACATCCTTGAGGGGCAGACCGATGGCATTCCTGGTCGTAAGTATCTGCGTGAGCAGGTGGCCGAGGCTAAGGGGTTGCCAGCCAAGGAGGCTGTGGTAAGGCGCCTGAATTTCTGCGAGTGGACACAGGCGACATCGCCGTGGCTGTCGTGGGAAATCTGGAGCGGTGCGGCCGAGCGGGTGCCGATGCGAGTTCTGCGCAACAGGCCATGCGTCGGCGGGCTCGACTTATCCAGCACCACGGACCTGACGGCGTTCGTGCTGATGTTCAGCCCAACGCCTTACGACCCTCATTGGCGCTCTCTGTCGTATTTCTGGATCCCCGACGAGGACCTTGTGGGGCGGGAGAAACGCGACCGTGTTCCGTACCTGCAGTGGATCAAAGAGCGCCACCTTGAAACGACGCCGGGTCGGGCCATCAGCAAGCTGCATGTGCTCAGGCGGCTACAGACGATCTGCGATTTCTTCGACGTGCGGCGAATTGCCTACGATCGATGGCGGATCGAGGACTTGCTGCAGCTGATGACCGACAACGGCATCACGCTGCCCGAGCTCAAGCCTTTTGGCCAAGGTTTTAAGGACATGGGGCCGGCGGTGGATGAGTTCGAGCGGCGTTTGTTGGGCCGCAAGGCCGAGCCATCTGAGGTGATCGAGCTGGACCCTGAGGATTTCGAGGTTGTGTCGGAGGTCACCACGGTCACAGAGGTGGTCGAGACCCTGCTGCACGACGACAACCCCGTGATGACCTGGAACGCAGGCAACGCGGTGATCGTCTTCGACCCAGCCAACAATCGGAAGGTCGACAAATCCAAAGCCACGGGCCGTATCGACGGCATTGTCGCTGCTGTGATGGCGGTTGGCATCAGCAGCGACATTTCCGAAGCATCAGGCACGTCGGTTTACGACGAAGGGGTAGGTATATGAAGTTGGTAATTGCATCCTGGGTGGCGGGCCTTCTGGGCTTCGCGCTGCTGGTCGCGGGTGTCTGGATGGTGCATCGACCTGCCGCATTCATCGTCGCGGGGGTAGGGCTGTTGGTCTGGGCCAAGTTGGCCGATCAGGCAGCGGCGCACCAAGTGGTAAGGGAAGGAGGCTGACCATGTTCTTTTCCAGCTTGCTCGCTTCGGGCGCGGGCACGTTGACCAATCCGGACAGCGGCTTTTGGCGCGGTCTGCTCGGTGGCGGTCGCAGCTCGGCTGGTGTAGCGGTAACGCCAGAGTCTGCGCTTGCCCTGCCCATCCTGCAAAACTGCGTCACGTTGCTGGCCGAAACGGTGGCGCAGCTGCCTCTGGAGCTGTTCCAGCGCAAGGATAAGGGGCAGCGGGATGCGGCGATCAATCACCCGTTGTACGACGTGCTGCGCTATCAGCCCAACCCGTTCCAGACACCCTGTGAATACATGGAGCGGCACCAGGGGGCGGCCGGCCTGCGCGGTAACGCCTTCAGCTTCATCGACCGGCGCGAAGACGGCAACGTCACGGCGCTGTGGTCACTAAAGAATGAGCAGGTCCAGGTGCTTAAGGGCGCCGATCTGTTGCCTTACTACCGGATTGGTACCAGCGAGTCGGTGCCCATGCGAATGGTGCATCACGTTCGCTGGTTCGGTACGAACCCTTATGTCGGGCTGTCACCCATTGAGTTGCATGCTGACGCGATTGGGCTGACTCAGGCGGTAGGCCGATAG